CAATTATGTTTGCAACAACGTCTGATGTGTTGCCGTTGACGGGCCACTGAAGAATGGTATCGGTTGAAATTGACAAAGACTCATAGCCCACCTGTGATGGGCTGATGGTCTGTCCTGTATAGGGGGAAACGTAACTTGTCATATTTAGCTATCCACGGCAACTGCTTGACGATCACCAAGACGATCCACATCTTCTGTTTTGAGAGATTGAATTGCCTCAGTGTACTTTTGTTGGAAAATCTGACGCTGATCGTTCTTTAGGAACGGCATTGCTTGTAAAAGGGTGCCAAACAACATTGCTGTTGGAGCATTTTGAGTCAACCAATTAGTTTGATTAGTAGAGCTCAATGGAGCAATACGCTCGTAGTAGAGCACTTCAAAATCATAGTTTTGGTCAGGAGTAGGGGCCAAATACCAGTGTTCCCAGTCAGTATCTGCATAGAACTGAGGAGGAGCCATTTCATTATTGTCAGGCCAAAAATTAGTTAAATACTCATATTTGCGAAGAAATACAGGCTTTCTTGTCCCAGTGGCATCTGTGAAATTAAAAGACACAGTCTTACGCCATCTAGCTGGTTTAGCCAATACTGGATTTCCAGCAAGCATGGTTGCCTGTGCTACCTGCAATTGACCAAGAGTCTTGATCTCCTGAGCAATTTCAAATTCAGCCAAGGTAATAAATGTAGGAATAGCATTGATAGTGGCCTGATCTGACCGCTCCAAGTACTGTAGAACAGTCGATGTCAGACTATCGTAGGTCATTACCCATGATGGTGTAGCTGTGGTCATTTTTTCCCCATTGTTCCGTCTATTTTCCCATCAGGTTGACAATCTCACAAGGTCGCTTATGCAATCATAGATTCTGATGTACTTTTGACTTGTGCGACACGATTCAACCACCCTTTTCCGAATGTACCAAAGGTCGGAAGACTCTTATAAAACGCATCTTTTTCGTCACTAAATTTGTTGATCAAATCGATTGGATTGGCATTCTTGATAACCTGTAGGGTTCCATTGCCAATAACCCCATCAGCAGGCACTCCTGCGGCCTCTTGGATAAGCTTTGAAGCCCTACCTACACCCATGTTCACAGATGCATCAAAGACTGCGTAATCCACGCCTGAAGGTAGGTCGTCGCCCTTTACCTTGTCCCAGTAGTTTTGCTTGTAAAGGTTGTAGACATCCTGATCAGAAATGTTCTTTAGGTCATCCTTGCTGATGTGTGGATTTCCCTTCCAAGAACGATAAGTCTCCAAAGTAATGCCCTTCATAGTGGCACCGCCGGGATCGGCTGGATTGTCACTCCATAATCCTTCGCTTTGAAGAACATGGTTTAGGGCAGACTGGTAGTTCTCTTTCATTGCTCAGATCCTATCTTAATGCCTGTAATTAAGCCAATAAATCCACCAATAATGGTTTGGAATGCTGGCCCGACTATCTCAAAAAGCTTGTTGTTATCGACTTGTGGGTTAAAAAACCCAAACATAAATACTGTCACCATAGACAGCACTGTTATGCATAAAGTAAAAGAGGCAATCATGGTCACCCATGTAGCTAGTTCGTCTTTGTTCATTTTGTCACCGCATCGTATTGGGAATAACACGCCTCAAGGGCTACTCTGATTTGGTCTGCACGGGAAGCTTCCCGTTCAAGAAATTCTGAATCCTCGGCAGAAAGGCTGGCTCCAGTGTTTCCGCAGGTAACTTGTCCATTGACGGTGCTTTGACTGGCCCTACTGGGGCGGTTCCGCAACTCGACAAGAGCATTAGCGAGCTGATTGTTGATAGCACTAATTTGAGCATCTTTATCTTTCCTTATTTGGTCTGTTGCTGTTTGTTGTTCTGCTTCTTTGGCTCGTGTGGCGGCTTCTTGCTCCAACTTATATGTCGTAAGCTTGCCATACCCAATGCTATAGCCGTTATACCAAGCACCAAATACAATGAGACCACCAATGATAATTTTGACATAGGTGCCTATTGATAGTGGGAACATTAACTAGGCTCCGCATCTTTTTTCATCATGACGGAAGCCCCTCCAGCACCGGATACGATTCCTAGTGATTCAGCTAACTCTCTTAAGGATACTGGCCCACTCATTACTTCATAAGCCGCTATTCCTAAAATAGCTAAAAATCCAATAAGCCAAGTAACCCGACCTATATCAAAAGTTTGATTGTCTTTGCCAGTCAATAGATGAATGAAAAATTCTTTCATTTTGCGTGCCAAAATCCAGCTATGAAGCTGATTAATCCACTAATGGCTGAAACAATAGCCATCCCCATCCAAAATCCTCCTCGGCTCTTATTAGCCAAGGCACATAATTCTTCTAGCTGAGATTCCATCTTGTCCATTTTCTTGGACATATCATTAAACTTGGTCTCATATCCTTCGACTTTTTGCCAAAGTACGCCATACTTCACTGGGTCGAAGTCGTAACTCATGATTAATCATATCCACGAAGTGTCTTCGCCAAGCGAGCACGTTGACCAAGTTTCCCTGATTTTTTAGCGGCGGAATCCAGTTTCTTCTTAGGGATGTCATGTCCTTCTTTGACATGTAATTCCTTACGAAGAGCACCGGGATGCTTAATGGCTTTTTGAATCCACTTCTCGGACATGATTAAATTCCTTATTGAGCTGGTGTCTCAGCAGGAGCTTCAGCAGGAGCTGGAGCTTCTGCAGGTTGTGCACCTTGTGCTTGAGCTTGTTGTTGAATAGCTTGTACTAAACCTGCAACTTCTACAAATTTTTGGTTACCCAAATATTGCAGGATTGCGTTTACTAGATCAGTTGATAGTTTGATACCATCCATTTTTTAATCTCCATGAAGTTGCCACCAAATTAGGGTGGTGGCTTCCCTTTAAATATTATGCCTGAGCTGGTGCGGTTGTGGAAGTTGCAGGTGGAGTTACCCAAGGAAGCGGAGGAGTAACTACTGGCGGATTGATTTGATTTGCAATTTGAGTATCCAAATAAGACTCAATGTTTGCAACGCCTTCTGTTCCCAATGCTGATTGAACCCATCCAATTACCTGTGATTGAGTCAATTGCGCATAAGGAGTGTAGGGATCTCCAGATTTGTACATAACACCAGTAGAAGCATAAGTTGAAGCTGTGTAAGGAACCTGATAAGTTGTTCCGTCTGGATTTGTGTAAGTTTTTTCTTCAGAACTTGTTGCTACGCAACTCCAATTCACAGTAAAAACTACATCAGTTTGACCTTCTGATTGAGGGTAGCAATTTAATGAATTGACTATCCAGTTGTATGTGTTTGACATTTTTAATTTCCTTTTTAAGAAGCTTGGAATCTAGTCCAAGTGACATATGCACCTAATGTTCCACCAGCGGTGTTTGTTAAAGCTACTGTTCTTGCCGTTCCGCTGACTGCAAATGAACATCCAGAGGTTGTTATATTTGTAACTGTTAATGTTCCAGTACCAGTACCAACTACAACTAAAGCCATAGCCCAAATACCTCCGTTAGGAGCACCATTTTGGCGAGCAAAGAATAAATACATTCCTGATACTCCATTTGGGAATGTATAAACATCACTTGTTCCCGGATATGGAATAGATAATGCAGTCGCACCATTAACTACTGGGCCAGCAACAACCAAACCGTATGCTTGACTCGATGGATTGGTTGTTGTACCAATTAAAAGAGAAGCATTGCTATCTAAAGTCATAGCTTGGTTTGAGCCGTTTACCCACCAAGAACTTTGGTTATAAAAACCTTTGTAAACAGGTTGTTGAGAACCAAAACCATATTCACAATATAAGTTAATTGACCTTGTATTATTGGTCTGTTTTTCTGCGGTAATCATATTTACACCAGATGACGCATCACCTATGTTAATACCAGTTGTTCCAGATGTGCTACTTGAATTAAGTGCGTAATTAGCTAAACTTAAAGTTGTAGATCCATACGAATTAAAAGATTGATTACCATCTGAAGCTGAATTTGATCTTGCTTGACCAAGAGCACCAATACTACCTGAAGTATTTACAACTTGGCTAAACGAACCAAAAGGAGTTATAGAAGATACATAAGTTGCATCTACATAAACTGGAGCGCAATTTCCATAACTACCATTAAACCAAATACCAACATCAGGATTACCGCCAGAAACTGATGTTTCAATGGCATGGTAAACCGTTCCACCATAGGTTACTTTTACAGTTTGTACGATGTATGGAGAAGAATTAGTTGTAACTTGAACATATAAATCTTCAGTGTTGTAAGCAGTATTAGAAAATACTTGCCATGTATCTGTACGATTTCCTGATCCAGCTCCACCACGTTTTATGGTAATAGTACCGTCAACCCAAGAAGCCGCTTGACCTACAGATCCAGCATAAGCTTTTGCAAGCAACAAGTAACCTTTGTTTGTACCAAGGTTAGGAGAACCTAAAGTCAAAATAAATTCATTTTGGAAAATAGGAGTTGCACCATAATTTGAAGCAATACGCTGTTGAGCATTTCCCGGTGTTACACCACCAACACCAAGGTTTCCGTCTTTAGTAATAATCGCTGTTTGGCTATAGCTAGGTGTAGTACCAGCAGAACCAGATGATGCGTAGTACCAAGCACATGCACCAGAACCAGTGCTTGCTTCCATCAAAACAGATGGATTTGTTGCCTTAAATTTCCATACTGTGCTGTTTCTATAAGCGTTTAAAGCAAAACCACCATACGAACCACTACTTCCATAAAAAGAAGTATTTGCATTCAAATCAAGTGCTGTGTATCCACTATCCCAACTATAAACAGTGGTGATGTTGTTTCCTAAAGTTAAATTCCCTAAAGTAGACAAGTTCAATGTATTTTGAACTGCGGCATTTGCACCTGCTGTACCAGATACAGCATGATAAATACTAGTAGCACCACCGTTCATTTGCAGGTAACCGGCAACATCACTAGTAATGTATTTCCAGTTAGCCGCATTCCAGTATGCGTTTGAAGTAACTACAGTATTTGCGTTACCTGCGCCACCAAAACCAGCAGTATCTGCTTGGAAAGCAATAAATCCATTCCAACCAGAAGTGTATGGTGCAGTATTTCTAATACCTAAACATCCAGCAGTATCCAAAATTGCACGAACTGTATTAGCAGTAGCAAATTGAATTGGGTAAGAAGCAGAGTTAATAACTGAGTTATAGGCAGTTGAACCAGTGGCTAATTGACCACCAGCACTACTTTCAACACCAATGGTCAAAATATAGCTATTGGTGATATTAATTGCAGAGCTATAAGTTCCAGTTGCCGCCGAAAATTGTGATGATTGAGCAGTACTTGATGGGGATGTAACTGATAATTGTTTGCCAGTATTAAACGTATTACCAATTGCTAACTGGGATCCGTTAAATTGCAGATTAGCAGAAGTAGAAAGTGCAGTTGAACTATTGCCATAAGGGATATATCCAGCAGTAACTGCTGTCAATCCTGTGCCACCATTGGTAACAGCTAAAGTACCTCCAACGGTAATAGCACCAGTAGTTGCGGTATTTGGTGTAAGGCCTGTTGTACCAAAGCTTAATGAAGCTACGTTAATGCTAGTTGCTTTAGAAGCAAGAAGCTGTACGTTACCTGAAGCGTCTTTGTAGAAAAGCTTACCGTCAAAGTAGTTCAATGCCAGTTCAGCACCACTTGCACTGCTGGTCAAGTTAGACGCAGATGGAGTGTTGCCAGTGGTTCCACTAGCGTAGATCAGAATCGGGGTATATCCGCTTTGTGCCATTTTTAAGTCCTTTTAACTTTCATGTATTTTGCCATCAGAATGCACCGCCAGCAATGCCGCCAAGTGCAGTTGCAGTTCCTGCGACAAGTAAATTTGTTGAACCAGCATCAGTTGTTGTACCAACTGAGAAACCACCACTTACAGATAAACGAAGCTTTTCAACACCATTGTTCCAAAATGTCATTGGAAGATAGGTGCCAGTACCGTTGATTCCTGATACCAATTGGACATCTGTAGATCCATTGGTAGCAATCAGAATCTTGGATGCATTGGTTGGATTCGAGTTATTGAATGCCTGCCAAGATGCCGCTATAGAGGTTCCATTAGGCAATGCATAGATGCCAGTTGAACCGTTTGCTGTACCAGTGACAAAAGCGGTTCTTGAAGCAAATGTTGCGTTGCTAAAGTCACCTTGGAATCGAGCGGATACGCCAGCATTACCAAGGGTTAAAGTTGTTCCGTCAAAGGTGTGATTAGCACTAGACTGGAATGCACTTGTACCGTTACCGTAAGGGATGTAGTTAGCTGTAAGGCTAGTTAAACCTGTACCGCCGTTGCTCACCACCAAAGTACCGCCAAGAGTAATCGCACCTGAAGTCGCAGTCGATGGAGTCAAACCAGTTGTGCCGCCGCTGAATGTAGTCACAGCCACGCCACTCAATGTTGACCACTGAGGAGCTGTACCAGTAGATGTCAGAATCTGACCGCTAGTACCAATTGCAAGGGTGTTGTAAGCAGATGTACCGTTGCCATATACCAATGATCCAGCAGTCAAGCTAGTCAATCCTGTACCGCCGTTAGCTACTGGAGTCGTGCCCAACAGGCTCAACAATTGAGCTGTTGTTGCCGCAGTAGCATATCCAGTGGTGTTATTTGCGTATACGAATCCAGTCAAACCGCCAACTTGCAAGTTAGTAGTGATCAAATTTGTGAATGACTCAGTGGTAGAACCGGGGATCTTTTGCCATGCACCGTTACTGAAGATGGCCCAATCACCTACGTTCCAACCTGAAACACCATTCAAAGTCGTGTTACCTGCAGTCGTTACCACATAGTAGTAGCCTGCTGTACCGACGCTAGATGTCAAAGTAGGACTGTTTGTATTGGCGTTCCATGTGCCTTGATAGGCAGGAGCATTAGTCGCTTGTGTGCTGATCGAGGTGATTTGACCTTGAGCGTTAACTGCAATAACTGGAATAACTGCTGAAGAACCATAAGTTCCTGCGGTTACACCAGTTGCTGTAATCGATGGAGTAATGCTTCCTGAACCATTGGTAATAGTGATACCAGTACCAGCAGTAATTGTTGTACGAGTAAATCCTGTGCCATTACCAATGTCAATTTGACCGTTGGAAGGTGTTGCTGTGAGTCCAGTACCACCATTGGCGATAGCCAAAGTACCAGCCAAAGTAATGGCACCAGTCGTCGCTGTGTTAGGTGTAAGTCCAGTTGTGCCTGCTGAGAAGCTTAATACACCAGTATTGGCAATAGTTACTGCGGCAGATCCATTGTATGAAGTTCCGCTTAAACCAGTTCCAATAGTCAATGCATAAGGATTTACCGCAGTGATTGTTCCTGATGCACCGAGAGCCACAGTCACGCCGTTATAGGTCACTGAATTGTTTGTCAGGGCACTATTTGGAATGTTTGTGAATGTATTGGCAGAACCCGACATCGACTTGTTAGTAAGGGTTTCTACTCCCCCTAAAGTCGCTAAAGTGCCAGTTGTAGGCACTGTGACGTTAGTTGCACCAGTTGCTGTTAGGGTTAATGCGTATGCCCCTGAAGTTGCAAAGTTTCCAGCAACAGTAATTGTGTTTGTGCCGTTGTTAACTCCAGTACCGCCAGTCGCTGGGTTTACGATGCCACCCAAAACAATACCGCCTGCTGTAGGCGTATTAGGTGTCAATCCAGTAGTGCCTGCACTAAATGTCACAACACCTGTACCAGCAGATACGGTATTCCATCCTAGATTGGTATAAACCTCTAGGGCCCCAGTATCAGTGTTGTATCGGAAAGCACCATATGATGGTGTGCCACGCTGTGCAGTTGTACCAATAGGCAACTGAACAAAGTTTGTACCGGGCAATGTTGGGTTTGGAGCAATGCTGACAACTGGAGTAGTTGTACTGTTAGCGACTGCAATTTGATTGACTGTTCCCTGTACGCTGGTGACAGTACCATCTCCAGTACCTATGGTTGCCCAAGAACTGCCTTCATAAAACTCAAATCTAGCTGTATCGGTGTTATAGCGAACTACGCCATTGACAGCTAATCTTTGTAATGTAGATCCTGATGGGACTTGAACGCCGCCATTGCCGGGCAAAATTGGATTGGAAACAATGCTAATCGTAGGTGATCCACTAGCCGCATTTCCGTTGGCAATACTAATCTGATTAGTAGTTCCCTGTAATGTGAATGGGGAAAAAGTGCTTCCATTGATAGCCAAAATACCAGTGCCTGACAAGCTTGCCAAGTTCTGTAGATTAGTATTCAAGCCAATTAAAGGGTTACCAGCGATCGCATCGGCATTGGCAATAGTCATGCCTGCACCTACTGTTAAAAGTCGATTGGTGACCGTTGTAGAGCCTGTTTTGACGATTATTCCAGTGCCTGCATTATCCAATGACAGTGCGGCACCGATTAAGTTGATTTGTAGGCTATTTCCTGCCCCGTTATCGGTAACAGTTAAACCTGAACCTGTGGCAATGTAGCGTGCCTGAGTCAGACCAGCAGTAGATCCTACTGTCAAAAATGGATAGTTAAGAGCACCAGCACCAGCAATAGCACCCGTAGTAGTTTGTACCGTTACGCCATTTTGAACGATTGGAACGCCTTCAGTACCTGTTAGAGCACCAGCGACTGGTAATTGGGTTATCGTTACTTGTCCACTCATATTATTGGCTCGTCGGTGAATTAGGGCTTGGTGAAATTATGTCTGTATTGCCATCTTGCTGTGGTACCGCAGTCCCGTTTTCAGTGCTGATATAGAATTCGCTTGGATTACCGCCCGGTATGCTTGTATCGTTAGGGCCAATTACTAATCCAGCATCATCTGCCGCAACACTGAGGTCAGGTCTTGGATATTGTAAATTGATACGCTCAGTTTTACGAGCAGGTAGTCTGTAAGGGTCTTTCTGATCCGCACATCCTTGTTGACACACTTTTAGACCCGGAAAATTGGGGTCAGGCATGGCCTCAGTAATGGCCCTCTTCATCTTGCATCGATCGCAAATGAAGATTGCTATTACTGCGTTGCCAGTTGTGTTTAACCATTTAGGCATTATCTTGTGTAAACTCCAATGTTGGGTGCAAAGTAAATCGGAGACTTATCACGCTCTTCGTTTTCAGCCATAGTGAAATATAGCTGGGCTTGTGTGTCCAAATACTGAATTCTAGTCAGCTCAACAGCAGGCAAAATCATGCTCATCTGATGGGCCAATAGGAATTGAATAGCCTGATTCCAACGCTGTGGGATCTCCAATTGACCATTCAAATCACCTACGTCCATGATTTGGCGTGAATACCAAATAGTCATTTGTACAAACGCATTAGATGGAGCAGGCCATAAAGTGATTTTTGCCTGTGGAATTGTGCGGTTTAACCAATATTGATAAGGCTGATTGGCATTGAAATTCTTGTTTGGCAGGTTTGTATAGTCATCACGATTAAGGCGAGACATGGTCACTTCGGTTGAATTATCGCCAAAGTAGAGCTCACGCAAGGCCAAAGTTGTGCCATTAAACGCCTGCATTCTGTAGTACTGAGCAGTTGCACCCGGATCTATATCTTGCCAAATCCACTGTCCATCAGTCACAGCTACGTTAGTGCCTGTATACAGGTTTACCCAATTGGTTCCATCGTAGGAGTACTGTAGGTAATAGTTCCATGTGGAAGAACCGCCACCAGCGATATATGGCATAAATCCAATGGAGCCAATGTACTGTGAGTTATTAGTACCGTAATTGACAGAAAAATATCCGTTTGGGGATGTTTGTTGGCAATAGGTTTGAGTATTGTTGTCATAGATGTTTGACACCGTTCCCCCTGCACTGGATGAATACGCTCCTGAAGGGCGTGTCATCGTGCGATAAAGGGCGTTCAATACGTCAACGCCACCTACTGGTAGTAAATACTCATATTGGTCAGGAATCAGGCCATAAACCTGTTTATTGATTGCCCAATAGTTAATACCTTGGTTAATTAGGTTGCTTAAAACAAAAAACAAAGCCTGCTTAGAACTTTGTACTTGCTCAACTGTGAGCTCTTCCGCAAGTTTGCCAGCTAAACGGGCACCTTGATCAATAAAGTTTTGGACTGTTACTACAGTCTGTCCTACCGTTCCGCTGTAAGCCATGGGTTACCTCAAAACTTATGTTTGTGTTTCGGATTTTTTTGTTCCGCTGTATTAACCTTGCAATCTTTTAAACTAATTGTTCCACCTTCTTTTTTTTGTGGCTTGTAAGAAGGATGTCTTGGATAAATTAAATTTTTCATCATGTCGTTAATAGTTTTGTTTGGAACGCCATTTTTTTTAATATCAGTAATAGTTTCATCATGCATTTTTTTTGCATAATCATTTAAACCTCTTGCTTTTTCAATGTCTTCTTTACTTGGCATAATTTCTCCTTACCAACCGGGGCATTTCCAGCGTTTCAATGATGCTTTTGCCCTAGGTGCATCACCTTTTGAATGTTCCACAACTCCACTCATTCTTGCACAAAATGAATCTTTTCTCGACCCCCCTTGTGGTTGTGGAGCCTTGAGGTGGGAACCAGTTTTTGCGTTGTAAGCTTTACGACCAGCTTCGGTCATACCAGCACCTTCTTTGGTGCTAAGGTAATGACGTTTTTTGCCTTTAGTGGTTTTGCTTATAGGGCTTACCATACACAGCCGCCTACTTTTTTCTTAGCTGTTTTAGCAGATTGGACAAAAGCGTCTTTAGTTGGAGCACCCTTTGAACCGGGTTTACGCATATGCTCAACAGGTAATCCTTTAGCTTTTTCACGTTTAATCCTTTCTTGTTTTCGGTGGATGTTTTCATACAAACCGCCACTTTTAAACTTCTTTCCTTCATCTGCTTCTGCAAATTCTTTACCAACTTTTTGAGGAACGCCACCATATCCACCTTTAGTGTGGGCGGCGGCTTCCATCAAATTGTGTTGTGCCTTAGATTTGCTAGGCATGATTACTGTCCGGGTTGAGTTGTCAATACATCTACAGGAATCAATAAACCTTCTGCATACATTGAAACGTGTTGGTTTGAGCTATCACTGGTTGAAAACAAAAACTGAAGATCAGTTTTTGGGCCAAACGTGTTTGCACAGTAGCGATGCACATCCATAAACAATTCAAAGCTCACTTGTGCGGCAGACAATAATGCGGCACCAGATTGTTGAGATACTAAATTGTAGTAAATGTATACGCCAGAAGCCAAAGAGCTACCTGACCAACAATTGATGCGACGCAAATAGAAATTGAATCCATTAGGCACTGAATACACAGTCATTTGGCTACGACCTAAACCAGCATTGATTTGTGCATATGTGGTTGAGCCATTTTTAACTGTAATGGTTCCTACGTTAGTAGATTGACCAGTTGCAGGTGTATTCATGATCACACTGTTGATACGCAAATACTGATTGACAGTAGTTACGCCAGTAGTGCCATTCAAAGTAACTTGTTCAGAAATTGCATTCCAATTAGCATCCAAACCATTGATGGTTAGTTTTGCTGGCGATGCGTCAGTTGCGGATGAACTTACAACAGTCATCGTCAATGCAGATGCTGGAAATGTGTAAGCAGTTGCATTTTCCCACAATGGGATCTGTGTACCTGCTACAGCGGCGTTATAACCATTAATGTTCACATTACTGTGACCATCAATTTGATTGCGATTCACTTGCAGATCAAATGGTTCACTTGTACCTGCTCTAGTAATCGATGAAACGATTCCATTGCTCATAATTTATCCTTTAAAAGTGGGGAGCCGAAGCCCCCCTACTTAATTAACACTTTCTTGCAGAGCCACCACGTCTTTTAGCTGGCGTAACTGTTACTGATTTCTCAGTCTTTGTCACGCTTTCAGGAGCCTTTGAACCAAACAAACCTTTAACAGCACTCACTCCACGTTTAACCATGTTTGGAATGATGTTGGCATCTGCTTCGTTCTCTTCTCTCTGACTTTTTTCCCAGTTGGCATATGCCTTGTTGTTTGCTCTTGTTTGAGCATCATCAACAACTGAGTCTCCATCAGCATAACGCTTTGCCTTTCCACCATGTTTGTAACGGTTTAATGCAAACTTGGCTGTATCGTGAGCATCTTCTTTATCATCGGTGTGATAGTCGGAATCAGGAAAATGCTTTCCTTCAGGACTATAAAACCGAACACGATGCTCACCCCAATCCTTGTCTTTATAAACCTTTGCTACATGGCCTTTAGGGCCTGTGTGCGTAGAAATTAACCGGAGGTTGGGTTTTTCCTCCTTCTCCGCACGACCACCCTTAGCGAGCTTTTTTACTCCACCACCAGTCTTGAAAGTACCTGACTGGAGGCTATTAGCCACGGGACGGCTGACGAAATGACGAGGCATTTTTACTGCCTTACCATCATCGACAACATTACCGCCCGTGGCGTAGTGCTTTTTTGAAGCATGACCTCCACGCTTAAAACCACCAGCATTGGATTCTTTTACTTCTCCAGTGCGTGTGTTTTTAACGCCAGCGGTCGCTGTATCAGCCGCACGATTTTCCCAATCGCCGCCTTCTACAGCATCATGCTTAAAATGACCTTCCCTCTTGTTTTTCTCAGTAGCCGCTGGAATTGCACCACCTGTTGCTTTGTGATGCATTTTGCCGCCATGCTTGAAGCCACCAGCATTACTCATTGCTACACCACCTGTGGATTTTTGTCCACGATCAGGTTTAGCAGAATGCATCTGAGTATCTTCATAATCGTGCTCGTTGTCCTCAATAGTGCCACCAAACTTGGTTTTACCCTTGTTATATGACTCATGAGTATCGGAAGGAGTGCGATCACCAGTTGTACCACCTTTGGCATAGCTACCACCTTTGCACATCTTAGCCATATGCTTGTGCTCTTCGCACTTGCGAGCATGGTGTGCAGAACCAGTTTCATCACACATTTTCTTGTGATGTTTAGCCATAGCTTTGTGATGCTCATGTGAACCTTCAGGATGACCTGAAATACGATGAACTTTACCGCCATGCTTGTAGCCTGCTGGACGATCTTCATGGATCTCACCAGTGCCATGTGCACGATCACGATGAGCTGTATCCATCTTGGTCTTCTCGAACTTCTTGGCACCTTTTTCGATGGTTGTGCGTGTTTCTGCACGATCGATAGAACCGCCGGAAGCCTTGTGATGGGCTTTAGACATTGGTAATGACTCATGGTGATGGAGTTCTTTTTCAAGCTTCTCAATCATCTTATGGTCAGCAGATCCACCTTTTTTCATGCCTGTAAGTGCTTTGCGAACAGCCATTGCACGAGCATTACGTTGCATAGGATTCATTGCACCAATTGCTTTAGGGCCCATTGGAGTCATAGGAGCACGACCCTGATCCATTGCTGGATTAGCCATTGGCATACCGCCACCCATAACCTTATGAGCAACTTTGCCACCCTTTTTGTACTGATTAGGGTTCATTGCCTTCATACGCTCCATCATTGAAGGCTTTTTAGGGGCTTTGCCATGCTCTGATTCAAAAGCGTGATGCATACCACCCATAGCGTGATGCTCCATGCTCTTATGACCATGATGCTCACCACCTTCTTTGTGATGCTTGGCTTTGACCTTACCACCTTTTTTGAGTTTCAAAGATACTGAAGGCTCATCGGTGTACATCTTTACCATTGGTTTAAATTCAGACATTTTTGTCTCCTATTAAGCTTGGGTTACGCCAAGAGCACCAGTGCGTGTTGCATTAGGGCCTACAGCGATAGCTGGAACTGCAATCGACATAACTAAGCGGCTTGAACCGTTGGTTGCTGAAGATGGTTGGTAAGTACCACGAACGTCACCAGTTGTGCTTGTAGCAGGATTGGTTGTATCTGCGGCTACGAATGTTCCAGTATCAGGAGCTAATGCACCAGCCCAACCCGGATCAATGATGTATCCACCATCAATAATACGAACTGGAGAACCTAAAATGTCGGTAGTACCAACAGTTACGGCTGTTGCAGAACCTGAAATGGTAACGCTTGAGATTTGATACCAAGCTTTTTTACCAAACTTAGGTGTGCCTGCAGTAGCAACAACGATGCTTTCAGTCATTGGCTGACCATAGTAATCCCAACCGCTTACTGTGAATGTACGAGCAGTGGTTGAAGAGTTAACTTGCAATGCACGAGGTACGTCCAACTGGATAACAGTTGTGCCATCTTGACGAACGATGGACTTAGCAGATGTACCTGCTGTCAAAGTCAACGAACCTGATGCGGCTGGAGCTTGAGAAGCGGCTACGTTTGCTGTTTGCAATGTTTGTGGAATTGTGTCCCAAATATAGATACGACCTAATGGGCCAACACCTAAAGACATTGGGGATGGATCTCCTAACAATGCATTACCAGCGGCATACATAGTTACTGAACTTACTGATGTAGTAGAAGCAGATAATGTGTATGTGTTGAGTCCACTAGAATTTTGACCTAATGAAGCTGTAATGTATGTATTAGCTGTTACGCCTGAGCCAGTAATGTATTGACCGACAACCAATGGGTCGCCTGACAACAAAGCATTAACAGTCAAAGTTGTAGTTGTAATAGAACCTGTAAAAATGGAAGTAGCTGATTGTGGCCCAGTACCCATATAGGTCTGACCGCTATTTCCACCTAAGAATAAATCATCACCGAATTGTGGCATTTTGTCTTCTCCTTGAAAAGCTTGACATAAATAAATTTTAAAAAGGGTCGGTTTTTACGCCGACCCCTACAACTTTAGATACCGGGTGTACCGTACGCACAACGTGGGTCAGTAAAGCCCAAATCGTAACGCTCAGTAGCCTTGTAACGCATTGTGTCAGTCTCGAAATCACCTTCCATGGTTTTCTCCAAACGACGACGCATCAGAAGCTTAAAGCCTTCAGGAGCATCGGTTTGAACCCACCAAGCAGTTGCTGATGTCAAACGTGACAATACAGCGGCACCTTCGTCAAGCAAGCCAATAGACTTGATTGGGTTGATGTCGTTGTTTGCGTTACCAGTACGCAATACAGATTTCAACAATACTTCAGCTTGGAAGATATTGCCCGGAGCCACGATCAATTGACGTGGAACCAAACGAATACGCTTACCGTTGTTGTCTACTGCTTGACGGATCTGAATCAACATCTGTTCTAAAGATGTTTGTGACAGAACAGCGGCTGTAGCTAACTGGTTGCTGAATGTACCGTTTACGATTGGGTGTGCAGTGTTAATCAAAGACACGCCATCGCCGCCCGGATAGGCAGAGTTGAAAGCTGTATTTAACACGTTAGCGGCTAACAATTCTTTGGTTTCCACCAAGGATTGTGCCAAGTGACGTGCATATACTTGACCGATACGAATATGGTCGCCGTCTTCAACCAATACCTTAGTCAAAGCGAAGGCAAGGCCATACACTTTGTATAGGTAACGCTTGAGGAACAATACGCCACCTTGCTGATAGGTAACAGGTGTACCGTCAGGCAATTGTGGAGCGGCTCCAAATCCATAAAGGACTGGTTCTTCGTGGTAGTTGCGTGGAATACCGTCTTCCTCACGGAATACTCGGCTCCATTCGTCTGCACGTTGGTCATAAACTCCATCGAAACATTCGTTGAGGATTGGTTCAACGATTGATCGGAAGTCCGTACTTCTCATCGGTGCGGCCATGATTTAGCTCCCTAGATTAAGCAAAAGCGGTGAAGGCACCGAACATTTGTGAGTTACTGTTTACGACTCGTACAATTGTGTATGAATCGCCCCATGCATTGTCGACATATGGTGCTAAGTCAACAACACGCATTTGACCTTGAGTTGCATTACCAACAGCAGTCGAAGCACCTAAAGTTGCTTGTGACAAACCTGTAGTAGATGAACCATTGGTCACGTTGGTGAACAAATATTCGTTACCAATTGTGGTCTGAGCCATTGAAGCATCAGCTTGGATTTCATAAACGATGTTGTTGTCGTTGTAGAAGTAAGCTGTGCAAGTACCTGCTGTGTAAGCAGTGTTTGCAGGCCAATAGTTAGACACACGAGCACGTCCAGTAGTATCAGTCCACTGTACACCTGCGAAAGCACCTGACCATGCGGCATTGGTGCTGTTAGCAGTAACAGGAACGATAACACCAGCAGAAGCTGAATAAGCAACTGGTTGGCCCTTAAGAATTTGGGTTGCATAACCCGATGTAATGCCGCCAGCTAACGCCTGAGCACGATCCAAACCGGAGGGATGGAACGCAGGACGCAAGCCAAACGGAGCTGAAGTTGCTGACATATCAATTCTCCTAAAAGTTAGCCTGAAAATACAGGCAATTTGGTTGGTTGCTGATCAATAGAACCCATACCTTCGCCTTCAACGCTAACTAATGAACGACCGTGACTGTCACGACCTTGGAGGCTTTCCAACTGGACTTTGATCTTATCTGCTTCTTCACGAGGTTTATCGTGATGCATATGAGTCATGACCTCTTGGAAAATTTCCATTGGTAACTTGAACAGTAACATCTCGTTACATGAGATATATCCAACATGTTCACCTGACTTCACTCGGTAATCTTCATAGCCGGGTAACTCTTCAGATTTAACTGGAACGTACCCTAAGCGAATCCGCTTATCGATTGAATCATAACTGTTGGTTGTTGAGAGCCAGCAAAGATGCCACCCGTCCATACTGGGTAGTTTGGGCAATGCTGATTGCGTCCATTCCTCGCTCCACATATTTTTACGTTCCTGCGTTGAAATGAACTTCTCTTCGGGTGCTGTGTGGCTTGCTTCCCCATTTGAACGGTCTTGGCGACCACCAGCATTCAAAGATTTTTTTAAACGTGATTCCATAATGTATTCCCCTTAGATTAGTTGTTTCGATTTGCACGATCATAAGCAATAAATTGCTTAATCATCTTAGCTTTACGTTCAGGATTTTCCCAAGCTCCAGCTTCCTTCATAGCTCTCACCCTATCAGGTGATAGTACGAACTGGGAGCGATTAGATCCCCCATAGGCGGCTGATGCTTCTCTTCCTGAACTCCCCACAACATTCCTTGGTCGTCTGACATTACGGGAATCGTCGTCATTGTTTCCATTATATCTATGAGGTAATTCTTTTTGCAAACGGCTATCTAATTCCTCCCAATAATCAGGATCTGCTGGATCCCAATTGGTTGCCGCCATCAAATCATCGATACGTTTAGCAATACGGCTATCGGCATCGTTGTTCTGTGGGTTGTACCAAGGATTCTTACGCATCCATTGTTGTGCCAAGCGTGCGGCATCAGGATCTACAGCAGGTTGGTTGTTTTGTTGAGGACGTTGCTTAAGTTCTTTGTCAGCTTGGTAACGTAGATTGTTTAAATGGCGTACTTCTTCTGATGCGTTCTGCATCAAAGTCTGTGCTTCTACCATTCCTTGACCATCACCGTTCTGTGTGGCCTCGGCAATCTTCATTTTTGCGTATTCCAAGCGAGTTTGAGCATCTTCGATGTTCTTATCGATACGAATTAGCCCTTCAGTCTTGGTACTACGCTCCAATTGGTTCAAACGACGCTTAAATTCCTCGTTTTCACGCTGAAGCATCTGTAATCGTGCGTCTTTTTCTTGATTTGTCTTGCGAACCAAGTCTTTTTTGGCACGACGACGGTTGCGTTTAGCCGCTCTGAGCTCTTCATTGTCGTCTTCGTGGTCTTCGTCAGCAGGATCTGTGACTTCTCCACCTTCTTTTGCTCTCTCAAACCCATTTTGCTCGGTATTTTCTTCCGGAGTTAGCAATTTTGGGTCTACTTCCACTACCGCAGAGCCATCATCTGCCTCTATTGCGTCTAGTGCTAATTCTGCTTGATCTGTATCAGCCATTTAGGTCTCCTTAAACGTAGGCTTTGAACGATAACGGGTCGTCAGTGACTGCCGCAATCAGTTCATGGTCATTAATAGTCATAAATAAAACTGGTTCTTTGTAGTCTGAGTCAGTTTCTGCTGGGTCAAAACGCTCCCAACGATCACCACCCCACCTTGGAACACGAACATAGTCACCAACTTCAGCCCAAGAGCCTTCAGCCCATGGTTGCATAGTGTCTCGGTTCCTAAACGCCAATGGGCCAATAGCCACGACCTTACCGATCATGTTGTTCCATTTTTCGTTCTCTTTAGTTTCATCTACGATGATGATTCGTCCTGAAGTCTTTTTAATACGACGCAGTTGAATAATCACTCGACCGCCAAAAGGACGCTGTCCCGGCTTTACATCAGGAAAGGCCCAAGCCAACTCAGTTGGATCAGGCGTTCCGTCATTCCCATCAATAGTGGGAATAGGTTGTTGCTCACTCATTGTTTTCCTTTCACATCATATTTCAGATGCATATACGCACTTTTCAGTGCAGGGGGTTAATCTTGATTCTTTTCTTCGTCCAACATTTCGTCGATCATATCCATGGCTTTTTGGAGCCCTTGATATTCACCGACAAGTCTTTGATACGATTCCCAGTTTATAGGTGACCCTGAAGCTAGGGCCAACTGTAATTCTGCTTGTCGTATCTTAACTCTGTGAATCAACTGCTCAATCATTTATTTTTCTTACTTGCGTGAGAAAGACCACCTGATTTTGCTTTTGATTCTTCATTGCCACCTTTAGGTTGCATTGATGTGCCATCGAGCTTAACGCCCATGGCTAAACGAGCGTGGTAACGCACGTCAATGCCTTTCTGCTCTTTATCCGACGATGTTGCCATTTGGTTCTCCTTGTTGAGGGGTTGGTGCTACTGGGGGTGCAGGCGGTTGGGCCTGCGGTTGAGCATTAGCGATATTTTGTATCGTTTGATGCGTCAATTCTGCGTTCTTAATTTCAATCTTGGTTTGATTATCAAGAGCGGCTTTTTGTGCGTCTGCTGTGATCTTAGCCTGTGCAATCTGTGCATCAGCTTGATCTTTAGCAGTCTTACGTTGTGTCTCAGCCGTTGCAGTGTCCTTAACCACTTGTGCATCAGGTGGCAATTGTGGAGGTGCATTCTTGGCTTGTGCCATTTGAATAAGTTTTTGGAAGGATGGGGCAAACTGACCCATCACTTCGGTTACGTCCATCATCACATGGGCACCAACAGTCGTGTACAGCTTGTCGATGATTGGTGTGTAGTTTGGATTCTCGTAATCGTCCACAGGCTTCTTGGTGGTTTCTTGCACATAACCATTGGAACGGTTGAGATACCAAAGGGTCATATGTTGCTTGAGATGCTCGATCAGATTGTTCAGATAAGATGGATCTGCAAATGGTGACTGGCCCATGTATGGGTTCATCGCAAACTGCAAGTGATCCTGAATGTGAGCAATATGATCCTGCTGGATATAAGCATAGGCAGGCTGTCCAATCAGTAATGCCGCATTCTCATCTGCTGAGGTACGTTGTTCCGGAGCAGGAGTGTCAACCATAATCTCATTGATGTTTGGTATCTTCATCTGCTTGAGGAATCGGGCAATTACTGGGCCCATTTTAAACTGATCAGGATGCTTCTCAGCCAAGGCGAGCACAGCTTGTGACTGTGCCATCCGTTGAGTCTCAGAGAATATATGCGGATCAGAGACAGGAACCACATCTGTGTTCTTGGAGAAATCTTCACGAGTTACATCCAAGTCGGAGACAATGTCCCCTTTTTGCATGTCATCAAAATGCCAGCGATTGAGTCGGCAAAGGATTTTAAGAACCCTTGCTTGTGACTCATGGAGTCGGGCGTGGATCGATGAGTAAACTTGTGAGCCCTGCTCAATCAAAGCTTGTGTAGTGCCCACAGGAGCGTTTGCAGAGATGTCAGCTATCTTCTCTTCAGCAGTGGTTACTACGGAGCTTGTAGCCTTATCCAAGAAGCCTAGGAGCTCAAATAGAACCTGACTAGGTGGATTGAATGGCATAGGCATCGCAATTTGGCGAATGTCCTGCACGCCGGGTGCACCTTCGATTTCTACGATTTGTGTAACGTCTACTTGCTGGCTTTGTCCACTGATCTTTGCTCCTTTGAGCTTGAGCATCGTAGCCGCATTATTAATGTGTGCACTATCCAGTAAAGCACGCAATGAACCAGTAAGAGCGGCACTAAGACCACCGATAAGATGAGGGAGCCCAATAGCAAAGGCACCACGCCAAGGTATAAATTTAAATTCAACAATCCAATCAAGCTTAGTTCGGGTCTCATCGGACTCCTCCCAGTTGCGGTACAAGCCCACTACCTCGTTATCGAGCTCGTCGATCATCAAGATGTAAGGGGCGTTTTTACCTTTAGTGGATTTATCGTCGTCTAGCTCCAACCATGTATAGATGTGATAGACCTTACGCAGGCCATCTTTGTTTGATTCGTATTGCTTGCCTTCAATCTTGTTGTTGGCTTGGGCTACTTTGCCCTCTTCTAAATTCTCAGTCGCTTTTGCGTAGCTGATGTCACGATACATACCGGATCTGATACGACGCTCAAATTCGTAGGTAGTAATCTCATGGACTTCAGCCGCACGCTGGGCGGTATAGAAATTGGTTGCGGCGAACGGTAGGATCACTCGGTCAATAGGCAAGAACTCAACGCATGGGCGTTTCTTATCCTCATCAAACCAAAGCTTGAAGTACTGTGAGCCACCTAGTGGTAGCTGAGTCAGGAGCTGTTCTTGCTCATCCCGGAACTCTTCGATCTGCTCGGTAATCTGCCAGTTAAGGTAGTCGACCTTGCGTTCTGCTACCGCCGCTTTGAGGTCATCCTGCTTACCAATGATCTTGGATTTGACCGGGCCATCCGGTGGGAACATTTCTTTAATTGCTCGTGCGGCGAAGTCAACGCATCCTTCAGCCATAGCAGGGTGCACGACTTTAGAAGCACCCATAAAGGTCGCACCTCCGGGGGCATCATTGCCCATACCAGTCCGTTTAATACCCTCTTCATACTGCTTATCTCTTAGTTCACGAGCTTGTTTATCGCTTTCCAATAGATCCATGTATTGAAATACTAGATCTCCCAATGTACCAGCATCGACTGTATCTGCTAAGTTGTCATAGAACTCAGGATTGAATTCAGGGCCATCATCTAACTCAATGATTGCTGAACCATCAGCTTGCTCTTCAGTATCCATGCTGGGCATGTCAACGAATGCAGAGCCATCATCTTGTTCGTCAATGTTAATATCGTCTGCCATTATTTAGCTCTCTTCATTAGTTCTTGACGCATTTGCTCGATAGTCTGTGCCAACTTCGTGCCCCTAATCTTGGTATTGCGAAGGGCACGCAGGTCTAAACCACGATGCTTACCACGTCCTTTTACTTCATGCCATTCAGGCTTGTTATAGGTGCCCGGATCGTTATGGTGCTCATGACCATGGAACTGATGGTAAAAGTCTTCGACGGCTAGTTTAGTCTTCTTGATCATACTTTATCCCCATCATCATTAGTAGCCAACTTCAACTCTTCATACTGTGGCTTGATCCGTACTTCTTTGTTCTGTGCAATGGTGTTGCCCTTGGCATCTCTTGCATAGATCGGCTTACCACTCTTATTAAG